AAAATCAGCATTACAAAAAATAGAACATCATGAAAGAATTTGTAGATACATGCAAAAACAAACATTTGATAGAATAGATCGAATGGAATCAAGGATTGCAAGAATGGAAAAATTTATAGTAGGTGGATTAGGTGCAATTCTTTTAGCTGTACTTTCAAATCATATGTAGTATTAACTACAAATGAAGTTAGTAAAGAAATACCCTTACAAACATTACAATAGATTTTCAGATACAACCGGGCGTAAATATCTAGTTGATAATATAAAAGTCCCAAGTGTAACCACTATTTTATCAGCTACAAAAGATAAACGTTTTTTAGATAATTGGCGTAGACGAATCGGGGATGCTGAGGCTGATCGTATTATGCAACAAGCATCTTCTATTGGGACTGAAATGCATCAAGTATTAGAATATACTCTTACAGGGCAAGGATATTATAATGACATGGAAGAGGGTAAAAAACCTAGAATGATGGCAAAAACCATTTTAGACAATATTAAGATAGATGAGGTTTGGGGTAATGAAATAAGCCTTGAATATCAAAACAAATTTGCAGGTACAGCAGATCTTTCGTGTGTAGCCTACGGAAAACCTAGTATTGTTGACTGGAAACAAGCAAATAAGCCAAAAAAAGAAGAATGGGTTGAAGACTATAAACTACAGTTGGGTGCCTATTATTTAGCCCATACAGCCAATTACGGCCCCATAGAGCAGGGGGTAATAGCAATTTGTACCCGAGACCTACAATATCAAGAATTTAAGCTCTCAGAGGCTGATTTGAAAGATTATTCAGAAAAATTTCTACAAAGAGTTGAAGATTACAATAAATTACAACAACCAGGATCTTAAGTCTTCTTCACCTAATGTTTTAGCAGCTATTTGACCTTTATTAACTAGTGATTTCATTATGGCCTCATCAAGAGTATTTCTAGCAACAATATCAATATAAACAACAGTCCCTTTTTGGCCCATTCTGTGAGCTCTGTCTTCAGATTGCATCCTGACTTCAAGATTATAATTATTTGAATAATAAATTACAGTATTACAAGCAGTAAGAGTAAGACCAAAACCCCCAGTGGTAGGGTTACCGACCATGAACTTACACTTTGGATCGTTTTGAATGCGCTCAACAGCTTTTTTTCTATCTTCGACATTTACCTCTCCAAAAATACTTACTACAGATTCATCTCCATATTTCTTCTTTAGAAACATTATAATCTGTTTTATATTGTAAATATAGTTAGCCCATATAATAACTTTACCATCTGTTTCATCCAATATTTCCTCTAAAGCATTGAGTTTTGATTTATGTAAATTCATTATTTCACCATCATCATTCTTGGTAAAACCATTACATACTTGATGTAATTTAACTATTTCAGTTAATTTGTTAGAAAAACTTATAGTGCTATCTTCAACTATGGCTAAAGCACTTGTTCGTAATTTTTCGTAAAGTTTTTTGTTATCACCTTCTAAATCAATATATCTTTTTTGACGTACTTTAGGTTTTAAATCTAAACATTGATCTTTTCTTATTCTAGTTGAAAATTGTCTTAATCTTGTTTCAAGCTCCTCCAGGCGTTTATAGTATTTTGGAACACTTATAAATCTACCTGACCCCACAGGTATATCTGTCATTTCAGCATATCTATTTCTAAATGCTAAATAACTTGAAAAACCTAATAATTCTGGACTTAAGAATTGACATTGTGTAAATAGGTCTAATGGAGATTTTGTTATTGGGGATCCTGTTAGTATACGCCTTATATGGGATAGTTTTCTTAGTCCTAAAATGTTTTTTGTTCGTTTTGCTGATCGGTTTTTTATTGTGGTTGATTCATCCAGGACTACAAAATTTAATTTATTTTTAGTTAAATAATCAATTGCACCCTCAACACCTCTTTTGGTAGATAAAGCTTCTACATTCATTAAAAATATTTTTAAATCTTTAAAATTATTTAAATCGTGATAATCCTTAGGCTTATCAATATTCCACTTATATATTTTATACTTGAGTTGATCAGGTAAATGTGTTTCAATTTCAGATTGCCAAACTGTATATACTGATTTAGGTGCAATAATTAAAGCTGTATCTATTTTTCTTTGAAAAAATAAATAGGCCATATTATCTATGGTTACCTTAGTTTTACCTGTACCCATTTCCATGAAATAAGCCCATTGAACTTTTTCAGCTGATTCGTTAAGAGCATTTCTTTGATGCTCATAAGGTTTTGTCTTGTAAGGATATTTCCACATTCCAAGATCTTTATATTTTTTTTGTTTACAAGATCAAGTAAATAATTTATTAGGGCTTCAGGAGGAAATATGGATATTGAAAAAATGTCATCGATAGACATTAATCAAGATAGTGTAAAATCTATCTCTGATAAATGTAATCACCTTAAAGAAATACACGTTCAAATAAAGGACGCTGAAGAAAAACTATCTCTTCTTAAAAATAAAGCAAGAGATTTTGAAGAAAGAGTAATTCCAGAGATGATGCAGGAAGCTGGTGTATCTTTGTTGAAATTAAAAGATGGTTCTACTGTTGAAGTAAAACCTTTTTATGCAGCAAAAATTCCTGAGTCACGAGTTGATGAAGCCTTTGGTTGGTTAAGAACAAAAGGGTTTGAGGACTTAATTAAAAATACAGTCACTGCCTCTTTTAACCGAGGACAAGACAACCAAGTCTCTGAATTAATAAAAGTCTGTGAGCAACATGGATTCAACTATAATAAAAAAGAAAAAGTTGAGCCAATGACTTTAAAGGCTTTTGTTAAAGAACAAGTTGAAGGTGGTAAAGAACTACCTTTTGATTTGTTCGGTGTGTACATCGCAAATAAAACAAAAATAACAAATAAATAATAGGTAACATATGAAACTAAAAGACGGACAATCGAACGAAGTAGCGATTAAAAAAGAAGCCGGTGCAGTTGCTAATATTAATATTGAGCAATTCGCTGATGAAGGATTTGATAATGTAGATTCAAAAAGTCTAGCATTACCATTTCTTAAAGTTCTTGGACAGTTATCTCCGCAAGTCACACAAGGAGATAGCCAGTTTATAGCTGAAGCAAGACCAGGAATGATCTACAACACTGTGACCGATGAACTTTATAATGGAGCTGAGGGTATAAGAGTTATTCCTTGCTTTTATAAATTAGAGTACATCGAATGGAAAGACAGAGAAAAAGGTGCTGTTGCTCCAGTAAATGTTTACTCAAGTGATAGTGAAATCATGAGTAAAACAACTAGAGGCGATGATGGTAAAGATCGTCTTGAAAATGGTAACTATGTAGAAGAAACTGCATCACACTACGTTTTAGTAGTTGAGCCAGAAAAATCATCTACAGCTATGATCACTATGAAGTCTACTCAAAGAAAAAAATCTAAAAAGTGGAATTCTATGATGATGTCGCTTAGAGCCAAGAAAAAAGATGGTAAAGGCTTTTTTAGACCTGCACCATTTACTCAACAATATTTACTTAAAACTGTTTTAGAAAAAAACAATTTAGGTTCTTGGTATGGTTGGGAAATCGAGCATCTAGGTGTAGTGGAGAGCGAAGAAACAATAAAAGCTGCCTTTGACTTTTATGAGTCTTGTAAAAAAGGTGCTATCAGAGCTAACCACAAAAAAGAAGACCAAACAGAAAAAACTCCATTCTAGTATGGATCTACTTGACAACACCCTGGAGGAGTTTATAGAACTCTTCCAGGGCTCATCTACATATTTTGGATGTTCCGCTCCTACTGGAAGTAAAAATTCTAAAGGGAAAGCAGAATTTAAACATTGGGTTGAACCTAAACCAATGACTAAAGATCATTGGATTAAACATTTAAAAGGAGAAGCTTATTATGGGTCAGTTCCCATTAGAGATGATAATACATGCAGTTGGGGGGTCATCGATGTTGATCGTTATAATATACAGCATAAGGAAGTTATATCGACAATTCGGAAAAGGAAATACCCACTCGTACCATTCAGATCAAAATCCAACGGACTCCATTTAATTTTATTTATTGAGGGTGTTGTTGCAGCATCTTCAATGAGAAAAAAATTAATAGAGATTGCCTCTGACTTAGGTATCAATGATACCACAACAGATATTTTTCCAGCACAAGATGAAGTAGATTTAACTCCTGAAAAATGGGACGAAAAAAGAAAAGGTAATTTTGTAAACTTACCTTACCAAAAAGCAAAAACACCTACAAGAGTTGCAATGGATGATGATGGCAACTCAATAAAATTAGAAAATTTATTTAAATTTGTAAGCAAGTTTAGACTTACACCTGAAACTTTTAAAAAGTTAAAAATATTTAAAGATGATGAAACTAAAGACTATCCACCTTGTGTAGTAAACTTTATGAAAAACAAAGTTCAAAAAGGTGAGGGACGTAACGATGCTATGTTTAATGTTGCTGTCCTTGGTAAAAAAATTAATCCCGATCCAGTTATGTATGAAGACTGGACTAGAAATATGATGGGTAAAGTTTGTTCAGAAAATTTACATCCTAAAGAATTGCAAAATATTTTTAAAGGTGTAGAAAATAAAGAATATGCGTACAAATGTAAAACGTCAATCGCTAGAATGCACTGTGTATCATCTGAATGCGTTAAGCGTAAACTTGGGATTGGAGCTAATGAAGCTTTACCTGAAGTAGGTAAACTTCTAAAAGTAAATTCATATCCAGAGCCCTATTGGATTTTACCTATTCAAGGAAAATCAATAAGACTTTCAACTAAACAATTATATCAACAACAGCTATTGGGGGAACAACTTCTTAATTATGATATAGTTTGGAGACCTCTTAAACCAACAAAAAGAGATCCTGACCCTTACAGAGATTGGTTAGAGGAATTAATGTCTAATAAACAAGACATGGAGGGATTTGATGCAAAAGAGGAGGGAGATGACGTATTTAACTCAAGAATGACAAGATTCTTAGAAGATGTTGAAGACACAACTGAGTTTGATCAAATAGATTCAGGTAATATTTGGAGAGATGAAAACGAGATGAGATTTAAATTAGAAACATTTAGATCTTTTATGAAAAAAATGAGTTACAACTGGAATGAAAAAGAATGCACAAGATTTTTGGAACAAGGAGGTGCACAACCTAAGAAGAAGTTTCAAAATATTAGTAGCAGACACTGGGTGGTAACTTTACCAAAACAAATGGAACACAAAAACAAAGATGTCAAATTTACTAAAGCAAAAGCTGCGTGGGAAGACAATTAAAATATTTGGTCCCCCAGGTACAGGTAAAACAGAAAACTTGCTTAAGAGAGTTCAAAGATATCTTAGACAGGGGCACTCTCCTGATGAGATTTGTTATATCTCTTTTACAAACAAAGCTGTAAATGAATGTATATCAAGAGTTAGAAAAAAATTTAAAGAGTATGATGAAGATGATTTCAAATATTTTAGAACGTTACATTCTTTGGCCCGACAACAGTTTGCTGAGATTCCCGTTCTAGATCCGAAAGCTGACCTGTTAATGTTTCATACACAGTATGGAACTGTAAAAGTAAATTACAAAGATAATTATGATGATGCTAAAGTATACAACAATTGGTCTCTTCAAATTTACGATCGTGCTAGAAACATGAAAGTAGATCCTGTTTGGCTATACAAACAACAATCTAGAAAAGCTGTAAGGTTACAACAGTTCAAATCAATTATTGCAGGTTATGAAGAATTTAAAACTATGGAATTAGAAAACGGAAAACGGACACCGGACAGATTAGATTTTACAGATATGGTGCAAAAATTTATTGATGAGGGAGTATCAATACCTTTTAAAGTTTTAATGGTAGATGAAGCTCAAGATCTAACTCCTTTACAGTGGGATCTTGTAGTAAAATTAGCAAAAGCAGTAGAAAGAGTTTACATTGCTGGAGATGACGACCAGGCAATATATGAATGGAACGGAGCTGAAGTAGAATTATTTCAAAACTTTCCTGGAAGATCATTGGTTCTAAATAAAAGTGTAAGGTTAAATAAAAATATACATTTTTTTTCTAATTGTATTTTAAATACAATGGGAGATGCCCGAGTAGAAAAAGAATTTTACTCCAATGGAAAAGAAGGTGCTATTTATCGATGGAATGGTCTAAAAAAAGTGCCTTGGGATATGAATGGTGATTGGATGGTTTTAGCTAGGATTAATGATGTTAAGAAAGAACTGCAACAGGAGGCTCGTAATCTAGGATTATATTATCAGGATCAAAAAAATAACAAATCATTTGATCCGAATCAGTATGCTGCGATACAGCATTGGGGAAAAATATGTGAGGGAGGCAGTATTACAAGAGAAGAAGCCACTACTATGTATGAATATTTGTTAAACATAGACCACGGATACCGGTCATCTGACAGTAAAAAATGGTCTTTTGCTCACCCGAATCAAGTGTTTAATTTTGATGAATTACATCTCAGATGTGGTATGAGAGATGAAAAAGGACCATGGAATCAAGTGTTTAAAAGAAAATTTAAAGACAGAGATAAAAAATATTTTAAAAAACTCATGGAGGAGGGAGTAGATTTATCACAACCTCCAAAAATAATAATTGATACTATTCATCAAGTAAAAGGTGGAGAGGCAGATAATGTTGTTTTAGCTAGTAAATGTAATTTTCCATCTCATTTTGAAAAGAAAAAGTTTTCTGACAAGATAAAAGAATTGAGAGTTTGGTACACAGGTGTAACAAGATCTAAACAAACATTACACTTGTTGGGAACAAACCATCAATATAACTTTCCATTAGGAAAATATTTTAAACTTTATGAGGCAAATTATGTTTAGAAAAATAATACTTGATGCACTTGAAGACAGGTACATTGCACAAATATCGGAAGCAGAAGCAACAATAAAAATTTATTTAGAACAATCTGTAGGAATAGGCGAACACCCGCAGCACTTAGATGAAGTAGATAAACAAATAGAAAAGATAGCTACCGCAGAAGAGAAACTTGCAATATTAAAAGGATTTAAACTGTGACCCATAAAGATTTATTTAAAGGAACAACATACGACTCTTTAGAAAAGCAGGTAGGCGGGAATCACTATTCTAAAATGAAGATTCAGCCTGCACACTTTATTAACGAAAACAATTTAGAATTTGCTGAAGGCAATGCAATTAAATACATTTGCAGGCACAAATCAAAAGGAAAGGAAAAAGATATTCAAAAAGCTATTCATTATCTTGAAATGATATTGGAAAGAGATTATTCGTAATGGAATGGTTGTTTTCTATTGCCTTGATAATGATAATATTTGGTGTAGTTTGTTTGCTTTTACATTTTTGGAACAATGAAGATTTATGATACGTATAATTATTATGGTTGGTATTGTTATGATCCTGACTTCGTGCGCAAAAAATTACGACTTAAATCCAACAACATTTATAGTAAGACAAGTGATAAATTTAGATAAAAAATAATGTTACCTTTTGTAGTAAAATTACCTGAAGAGATTATAAAAGAAATTGAAATTTGGAAAATAGAGTGTGATAAGATAAAAAATTCACCACTTGGTTATTTAAAAAAACATGAAAATGCAGGAGCTGAAACTAATAATTTTCAAACAAGTGTCCCTAAAAATTTAGTTGAATCTTCTTATTGGCTTCCTTTTACATTAAGAAATTGTGCAAAATTATTTGGTGGCACACACAGGAATTATTTTTTAAAAGAATGGAATGGTCATTTTGATGCGTATGATGTTTGGATTAATTATTCTTATAAGGGAAATTACAATCCTATCCATAATCATTCGGGGAAAATATCAGGGGTGGTTTATTTGACTAATGAAGATTATACAATTTTTCCCAAATTAAATTTTAAACATAAAGGTGAAAGAGGAGATATGATTTTATTTTTTGCTGACACATTTCATGGTGTAGACAAACAAGAAAAAGACTATGAAAGAATCACTTTTGCTTTTAATATTAATGTAACAAATTTAATTCATAATAGAACTTAAAATGACTCATCAGCTTAATTTTATTTACAATGATAGTGATTGGATAGCTCCAGCTGAGTATCCTGATTTAAGACACGCAAAGGAAATAGCAATTGATTTAGAAACAAAAGATCCAAACATTAAAACAAAGGGTGCAGGTTGGGCAACTTTTGATGGAGGAATTGTAGGTTTTGCAGTGGCTGCACTTGGTCAACAATGGTACTTTCCAATACAACATGATGCAGGTGGTAATATGGATTTATCTATAACGATTGCTTGGATGCAAGATGTTTTGAAAACTCCAGCAACTAAAATATTTCATAATGCAAGTTACGATGTTGGTTGGTTATTAGTAAATGGTTTTAAAATAAATGGTCCAATAGTTGATACCATGATCGCAGCTGCGCTTATAAATGAAAACAGATACAGTTTTAGTTTAAATGCATGTGCGAAAGATTATTTAGGTGAAATTAAAAATGAAACTTTTTTAAATGAAAAAGCTAAGGAATGGGGTATTGATCCAAAAGCAGATTTATGGAGACTCCCTGCAGGTTATGTTGGCTTTTATGCTGAGCAGGACGCAGGATTAACTTTAAGACTTTGGGAAAGATTAAAATCAGAAATAAGTAAACAAAGTTTACATGATGTTTGGGAAATGGAGATGGACTTACTACCTATTTTAATTGAGACAAGACAAAGAGGAATAAGAGTTGATGAAGCTAAAGCTGCAAGTTTGAAAAAAGAATTTGTAAGTAAAGAAAAAACAATTTTACAAGAGTTAAAAAAACAAACTACTTTGAACGTTGATATTTGGGCTGCAAGATCAGTAGCGCAGGTGTTTGATAGAATAGGTGTTGACTACCCACGGACACCGAAAACCGGAGAACCAAGCTTTACCCAAAACTGGTTAGTAAATTGTGATAACCCGATAGCCCAACTAATAAGAGAAGCAAGAGAAATAAATAAATTCCATTCAACATTCATAGACTCCATTCAACGTTATGTTCACAAAGGTAGAATACATTCAGAAATAAATCAACTAAGATCTGATCAGGGCGGGACTGTTTCAGGCAGACTTTCTTACTCAAACCCAAACCTACAACAAATTCCTGCAAGAAATAAAGAGTATGGTGATAAAATTAGAAGTTTGTTTTTACCTGAAGAGGGAAGACAATGGGGTAGTTTCGACTACTCACAACAAGAGCCTAGGCTTGTTGCACACTATGCTGCATCAGTAAATGATTCATTTGATGGTGCAGCAGAATTTATAGAAGCTTATAAAAACGAAGCAGCTGACTTTCATCAAATAGTTGCAGACATGGCTGGAATTACTAGATCTCAAGCTAAAACAATTAATCTTGGTTTATTTTATGGGATGGGTAAAAATAAATTAGGTAAAGAATTAGGTATTTCAAAAGATAGAGCTGAAGCACTTTTAAGACAATATGGCGAAAGAGTACCTTTTGTTAAAAAATTAGCTACAGAAGTGTCTAGCTCTGCCTCAAAATATGGCTTTATTCGAACAATAAAGGGTCGTAAATGCCGATTTGATATGTGGGAGCCTGCTACCTTCGGAATGAACAAAGCAATGCAATATGAGGAGGCTAAGGCCATTTATGGAAACAACATCAGGAGGGCTTTTACTTACAAAGCTTTAAATAGATTAATTCAAGGATCAGCTGCAGATCAAACAAAACAAGCTATGATTGATTGTCATAAAGCAGGTTTTAATCCTTTACTACAAATTCATGATGAATTATGTTTTTCAATAGATAACGAAAAAAATATAAAAGAAATTAAGGAGATAATGGAAAATGCAATCGAACACCTTAAAGTTCCTTCCAAAGTTGATATTGCCCTCGGACGATCCTGGGGAGAAGCTAAAGAATAAAAATTGTTCATCTTGTAATACCAATAAAGTTATTTTTTGTGGTGAGCACAAGATTCCTTGTCCTGCTTGTCAACCAACTCCTGACTATTTTCGTTCTCTTGCAATTCTTTAAAATTATAAAATTTTATTTTATAACCTTTTTCTTTTAACTCTTTCAATTTTTGTGGGTTCCAATAATACATAGCTCTCCTTTTTGTTTTTATACTATTATACCATGGACGTTTTTTTGAAATTTTTTTTTATTGAATAGTAATCGATCACCTGCAGCAGGGGTTTAATTCTGGATGCGACACTGAATGCTTTTCAGGATAATTTAGAGCGCAGTAGTCTTAGGAAAAAAATTGTTTTTTTTAGCTAGATCAACTAGCTATATCAAAAAGACCTTTTTGTGCGTCTTCAACACTTTGATCATTAATCTTTGTTCTAAGATTTTTGATCTTGATATCGATCCACTTCATATCAGGAGTCACTCTGCCCTGTTCCAGTGCTTGTGTTGCCCACTTGGACTCCAATTGAAGTTTTTCCGATATTAACTTTTGTAGTTGCATCTCGGTCAACCTCCTCAAAGGTTAGAAATAAAAGATCTGGATTATGAAACCCAGGTCCTTCAGTTCCTGTTATAACTCCTGAGTCAACCTTTTTTAATAAATCCTCAAGAGCAGCTTTATCGTTCTTGGCCTCAAGCGTCTCATCAATATATATATTTTTATAGTTTACTTGGACGCGATATAGCTTCATGTGGTATTATATATCAAAATGTGACTTAAATGCAACTATGTGCTTGGTAACTCTTTACATTCAAATTTAATGGCTATTTTTTCCTTATTTATTCTCTCTAATCCAATATAATCATCATTTTTTAACAATTTAAAGGTTTGTCCTGAGATTTGATATCCTCCAACAGCACAGTCATAATGAGAGTTAAACATATAACCTGTTGTTTGACTTTCAAAACATTTACCAGTCAAAAGACTGCAAATATGTAGAACTAAAATGTATTTCATTCCTATATTATCCCATACTATTTTTTCCTTGCATATCCCATCAAAATGATTATATACAATTCATGCTTTTTACAAAAAATACTAACAAAGAGGATAGCATGAATAATGATAAATCAAAAGCAGAACTAAGTGCGGCTGAAAAACTTGGTGAAGCTTTGGTATTACATCCTGAATGGGAAGTAAAACCTAAAGTTGTTGAAATGGTACATGAGTTTACTGTGTCATTCAATGAGTCGACAAGAAAGTTAACATTAACTGTTAATGGCGAAGTCTATCGAGAGATGGAATGTAAGGATATCTTGAGTGGTAAAATAAAATTCCACCAAGGTATTAACGAACTTAATCTGAAGTTTAACCTATGGAAGTACGATGACAAAAATTAATTGTGCTTCAGAAATTTTTAGGGAATGGGCTAGTCAGGTATCAGACATCTTGGACGAATTACCAAGAACAACGATTACAGGACAACCATTGGAATATTCTGATGATGAGTTTCAAAAAATAATGACGAAGCTGCAACAATGTTCTATGAACTTTGCTGAGTTTCCAATTTATCCAATCAACGAAAAAATAGCTAGTGAGTTGGTGTACAGTCAACTTGCGGGATACGAGAACGAATGAACAATTTAATTTTAAAAACTATAATTTGTGCAGTTATGTTCTTAATTCCTGCCAAAATTCTTTTGGGAATATTTGGAGCAGCACTATATATAATGTTCTATTAAGGAGGAAAAGATATGAACAACGCAATAAAAAATAAATACTTTGAGACAACAGATTACTCAAAGTTTAAAAAAGCTAGAGGTAATAGACCTGTAGATGAAGCACACGTAAATCAATTAAAA